ATCCTCAGTCGGGGCAAGACTTTGTTGATACTCTTGTAACGCTTGAAACTCTGCAATATCCGCAAATGGACTAACAGGCTGTTGACGTTGCATTACAGGAGGTTCTGCTACTGCTTGATTTGTAGAAGCATTTTGTTGAGCTTCTTGCTGCTTTCTTAAAGTATCAAATAAAGATCCTAAGCCAAAGTTTAATGGCTGACGTGTTCGGGTTGCTGGAACAATAGACTGAGCAAATGGATTCATTCTTATCATCAAAGCACCTCAAATCAAAGTTATTCGGGTTATATCACTTTTCATTTAACATATCAACTCGGCGTTCGCCCATGTAAGCATCAACAACCATCAGCAAAAATAAAGGTAAATCATCCGGGTGCAAACCTAACCCGAATAAAAGTTCGCAAACTATATTTCTCGTGTTAGAAATCGAAACACGCTCTGGAAGTTTTTGGAGGAGATCCTCAACAATCTCCTCAATTTTCTCTGGAGTTAAAGAATTAGAATTTAGGCTCATAAATCACACCCCTGTCGTCCAACGACTTAAAGTGCTCCAACTCCCTCGCAAGCTGGGTAAGGCGAACATCGCCCTCCCATTCAGCATCATCCACCTTGCGTTGTAGATTTTTCAGTTCCTCGCTTACTATCCATAGATCGTTTTCCATCAGCGTGTTCATCCTTCCACTCTACCATAATGCACTGCGGTTCGTAATATTGATGTAGCTTATTCTTCTTTGCAAAGTCTTCGCAAGCCTCTGGATTGCTAAACGCAATAAATGCAATAAATGCTTTATCCATTCTCGGGCCTCACTCTCGGTCTAATCGGTTCACGGGAAACAAGATCAGTCGTATAACAACTCACCATCATATCATTGCCATACAGATCATATAGCTGATTATACAAAGGCTCTATAACATCCCTGTTCATAGCCTCATAACAACGATCCTCAGTGTCATAAACAACCCGAACCTCCCAAGGCTCCCCTTGAATATGATACGTCATAATAAGCACAGTAAAAAACTCAATCATGCTCAATCCTCAACTTATCCATCCAATTCTGTAAAGTTTGATAGTTCTTTAAACCTAACAGCTTTGCAGCCTCACTCACATTCTTTTTGCCATTGGACATTTTCTTTGTTCGGGACAACGCCCTTAAAACATAATCACGCTTTACTTCGTTTATAGCAGCTTGAACGTCAAAATCTTCAGCCATAATATTCTCCTTTGCTAGATGTGTCCCATAATATCCCAATTATATCGGGTGTCAATAAAAAAAATTATGTTCGGGAAAAGAAAAACCCCCAACCGTGAAGAATCGGGGGTGAGTTTAATTTGTGAGGCAGATACTCATGTGAGCATCATACGAGCAGTAGTAATTTATTAACATGGAGAATCATTGGTGCGCAAGAAAAAATATCTTGATTTGCTCGGGAAACTAATGCAACATATGAATGTTCATTGCGAACGACTCCTTTATTGAGTGACGGTAAAAACGGTGAGGAAATGGTGCTGTGCGGTACAATCCTCGCCGTTTTTTATTATATGTTAACCATCGGGGAAAACTCCCCCATAACAAGAATTGTTCGGGTTATATCAACGCTAACGTCGTTAGCGTTATTGCTAATCCTGCTAATCCGCTAAAACTGGTCGAGTTATGCGCCTACTTGACAGCGAATAAACCGAACAAGTTTTAAGATTTAATTAGGAACAGGGGGGCTTCTACGGTGGTGGACTCGCTTACGGATACTATGCACAGCATTGCCGCCTCACTCAAACGCCGCGCTTTCGCGCCCTACAACCCTTATCCCTGCTTTTAACCCGTCCTAATACGGGGGTTACTACCATCGGCCTTTTTTTTACGCTGCGACACGCTTCCATCATCGGTGACCTGCCCACCGACTAGAGGGGTAGCTAACCCCCCACGGCCCTTTTTTTCCTACGCTTAATCCAATAGGCAAACGCCTGATAACTATCAAAGCCTAAAAGCTTTGCCGCTCTTGTTCTCTGGCCTCTACCTTCACCAACTTGGCGAAGAGCCTCCTCAATGTAGTCGTCAACTAAAGCATCAATTGCAGCAAAGATATTCATATCCTTCCTAAACTCCGTCGGGACAACTTGTTCGGGTTCTAACTCAACAGCAGAACCATTAATGTTAATCGTGATTTGCATCTCTGCTCCTCATAAAGTTTTCACGGTTTCGATTTACCTGCTGATCCCGCATCCAACTCGAACAAGTAGCTAATAAATGAACAACTTGTTCGGGTTTAATAACAGCAACAACCTCACCGTCCTTTTCTCGCGTGATGTAAATTCCGTTTTCATCGGTAAACCAAAGAACACTCATTACCACCACCCCGCACTAACGCCAAAAATCCAACAAAAACACATAACGCAAATAATTGCGAAAATGATTTTATCCTCATGTTTCTTAATCATGCCGCAACCTCCGCATCACGCAACGCAGAGCGCAAGAAATAATCATCAAGGCCAAAATCCTCATAGCCTTGGCTAATCATGTCATAGTAAAAATTGCTCGGCTTACTAATCTCGCCCTTGTTGCCGTTCATGTCGTAAATCCACCAGTCGCCGTTTACCTTGCGCCTGTCATACAATCGGGGGTATCCCTCCAACTTATCAAGCGCGCGCAAACAATCGTGCGAAATATCCCACAAAACTACAGGCAAAATGCAATCCCTGTCCTTGCGAATATCCGCAACACCGCGAAAAATTAATCGGGTATCGGGCAGGTAAAACCCGCCCAACGGTTTAGCCTTCGGGCAACGCTCACGCATCGCCCTTAGGTTCATGTTCATTCCATATGCTAAATAGTACATATTTTATTTCCTCTTTTTACTAGATAAATAAACTTATCCCATAAAATCCCAAGTGTCAATAAAAAAAATTATGCAAACACCTCCTATATAATCAGCAAACCCATGTTATGATGGTTTTGTGAGGGAAATTAATTTAGCAAAAAGGAAACAAAAAATGGCAAATAAATATTTGCTCGGACATCGGGATTTTCTGCACCAACCTTGGGAAATGGATAACCCGCGCCCTTGTCCAAATTGCGGCGACAAACCAAAATTAGGCGGACCTCTACACTACAATGTAAACCCAAAAAAATACGGTCATCGGTACGGACGCTTTTGTTCCCTCCGTTGTGGAGTCAACTTTGCAAATAAATACCTAGTAAAATAAAAAGGGGGGCTAAATGCCCCCCTAATTTTTGCAATGTGTTCGGGTTACGCTATGCGGCCTTCATCTCATATTGAATTGTTTCTTCAACGTGATCCGCTAACTCCTGCCAGTCAACTTCGCGCAAAGCCGCGTTAACCATATCAGCAGCAAAGCCACTCTCTGGAAGCTGTTCGCAATCCTCCATAAGAGACTCAACAAACCCCTGAACCATATCGCCTGTCACTGGCTCCAACAGTTCACCTTCACGAAACAGTTCAAGATAATGCTCGTTTAAAGTGTCGTTGTACCACAAACCGCAAAGCCAAGTTTCGTAGTTTTTCCAGCCATTATACTTAGACATTTTATATACTCCTTTATACTAGACAATCCCTATTTATCCCAATCAATCCCATGCGTCAAGTAAAAAAGATAAAATAATTTATGTTTTTATCTCCTTTTTCGTAAAAACTACCCCCATTGATTTTAAACGATAATTTACGTCAAAAAAAATCACGTCAAAACTTGACGTTGTTGACGTTGACGTAACTTATTCAATAAAATCAATAGGTTAAGTGGTTTACGTCAACAGCGTCAAAAACTCATTTTGACGTAAATTATTCAATAAAATCAATAGGTTATTTTTCGCCAACAACGTCACCCCCCTTATAGGGGGGGATATAACCTTAATCCCCCCTGACGAAAATTATGGCAACGAAAAACTGTCGAATATTGGGAACGCTTGGGACTCTTTGGACTTGCACCAAAAGAGTCATCAGGATATTCTAACAAAGCGATAAATTATTCGGGTTGAGCCAGAAAATGCCAAAAGTAGGAGAACAAATAAGCAAAGGAGAAAAACGCCTAACACCACCCCAGCAGAAATTCCTAGATAACTACGTTCATAAAGACATGACACAAACCGCAGCAGCACGAGCAGCAGGATACAAAAACCCGAACGTGTCAGCCGTGCAGCTTCTCAATCATCCAAGAGTCAAAGAACGCATGGAAGAAATGCGGCAGGAACTCGAAAGCAAATATGGTGTCACCATCACTAAATCTGTTCGGGATATGCAACGAATCAGAGATGAAGCATGGCAAGCAGGAAACTTTAGCGCAGCAATAAAAGCCGAGGAACTGCGCCTCAAAGTAACTGGCCTCATGGTCACACGAAGCCATGTAACACATGAACACGTTGACAACATGAGCCGCGAACAAATCGTAGAACAACTCCAAGAATTTATGCAACGTGCTAAAAACCGTATGGTTGATGTAACACCAGCAGAAAATCCCACAAAATCCGAACAAATCCCTATAACAGACTGTAGCGGCGAAGCCGCAGAGTGAAGGTTGCGCCCCATGCGGGAGGCGGGGCGTGGCCGTACAGCCCCCAAATCGGGCCTTCAGGTGGGGTTGTTCGGGTTTTCGGGGTTCGGGCTTGGGAAACTTGTTCGGGTTATCATCGGGCTTCTCCGCGCCCCTGCGTACCAACCCCCACATTCCCACTGCTGTCGATACGAATACCCCGGCAATGTATTTCCGTAGGCCGGGAGTCATAACCCGACAAATTGTTCGGGTTAGCTTTCCGGGGTCGGACTCCACCGGGGCATTGGGATCGGGACTCGCCGGGGTCGGGGTTATCGGGATCGGGGATCGGGACTCTCCCTATAGTATAAACCGAACATATTATGGCTTCCATGCAACATACAAAAAACCGCGATTTTTCGATTTTTCCGCCAAAAATAACCCGAACAATTATTCTAAATAATCCCATTATTTACTAGACTTTCCCATAAAAATAGAGCAATAATACTAAAGAAGAGGGAATAATAATGTTCCTGATTCGTTCTAGCAAAAGGAAAAACTAAAATGTTACATTCAATAGGAATTGAAATGGAAACGTCTGGGCTGTCAATTCGTGCAGCACAACGCGCGATGATGGACAATGGTATTAAAGGTGTCGAGTGCAAGCCAGACGGTACACCTAGTGTTGATTGCGAAATTGTATTGCCACCGATTGCAATATGTCAATCAGGTTACGAATACTTGGAGCGTATTTGCAGCGTATTAGAAACGGAAGGCGCACGCGTCAATTCCTCATGTGGTTTACATGTTCACATTAGCAACGCACCATTGGCAGACGATACACATGCTTCACGATACACTGGCGACAGCATATTGCACAAAGAACGTACTGGACGCTTTCTTTCACAGCATGGCGACCCATTAGACGCTGTAGCAGTAAAG